CGCATTCAAAGATGATGAGCGTTGGGGTGGTGCATTCACTGATAAATACGGCAACCCAATGATCGTTTGGAATGGCAACCCATATTACGTCAACAAGCCAGGATTCTCAGGCCAAGACTTCGGAACATTCGTAGGCGAGGTCGTTAAGTTCCTACCAGCATCTAAATTTGTTAGTGGTGCTAAAACTCTTTTCAGCACTGTTGCTAGAGGTGTTGGCGCTTACGGAACTACGGAAACTGCAGGTCAGGCTCTTGAAGCCTACATGACACCCGAAACAACAAAAGCCAAAGATCGCACAGCTGGCGAAGTCGCTGAAGAAGTCGGGATAGCAACAGGCATCGGCGTAGGTGCAGACGTTGTTCTTCCACCAGCACTGAAGGCTGTCGGCAAAGGTGTCAAGGCAGCTGGCACAGGCGTAGAGGCAGCAGTAGGTAAGCAACTCTTCCCACGGTTCGGGCAGGCTGTGCAAGATTCACCTTACCCACTAACGCAGGGTCAGCGCACATCCCCTCTTCCTGATCGTCGCGCTGGCCCAACCCCTAAAACGACTCCTCAGCTTGAGGAAGAAGATGTTCTGCGCAGAGCTGCAGGAACTGACGCAACTGCGTCTCAGGTTATCCGTGGTTTCGACGAACAACAGCTGGACATGATCCGCAATGATGCTCAGGCTTTGCAAACTGAGTTCGGCTCAGGAAGCCCAACAACAGACCTTTCCCAAGTTGATGTTTCAGGAGTTGCAGCTGAAGGAGCCCAAGCAATAGCGCAGCGCGAAGCAGCAAGGCTGAAAGGCGCAGCAGGAGCAGCCTACAGAGATGTTCGTAATGCACCCGTCCCACCGATGTTCACTCGTGAAGGCTTAACATCCTCAATCAACGATGCATTGAACTCAGTCTCAAAAGAGCTCGGCATCACCCCTCGTGAGTTGGTAAGCATGCCTATCTTGGCTCGTGAGATGACTTTCCTCAAGAAGCTCGCAAAAGTTGCAGAGAACCCAAGGTTCAAAGATCAACCCCTAGCTCTTGTTCATGGTTACCAGAAGGCTCTTAATAGGTCAATCGGAACAGCACCTCCAGGATCGCCAGAGGCTTTAGCACTTGGCAGGATGAAGGCAGTAATTGATGATGCTGTATTCAACGGGATTGAGCGAGGCATAATTTACGGCGATCAGGCAGTGCTTGACCAGTTGCAAAACGCAACGCAACTTTACAGAGATTATGCAGGCTTAGTCGGTAAAGGCAAAGGTGCAGACTCCGCAGAGCGTGCATCCAACAAGATCCTGCAGCAGTTGACGAGCTCAAACTATACGCCTCGTCAGGTAGCCAATGCATTGTTCGGTCATAACAAGTTCGCCCCCAACCAATCTGTCCCGCTGGTTATTGATAAGCTGAAAGCATCACTGCCAGAAGAATCATACAACGAGATTGTCGGGCTGTTGAAAGATGCGGTTCTTGAAAAAGCATTCTCAGGCGCAGGTAAGTCAGGCGTAACAAGAACTAACATTGTTAACAACTTTGATGACATTTTCGTTAAAAACAAAGCGATCGTTAACAAGCTCTTCACTCCTGAGGAAATCGCTAGGGTCAGCAAGTTCCGTGAGGATGTAATGCCTACGCTCTGGGCAGAGATTAAACTCAACCCATCCAATACAGGTTACACGCTGTTGTCAGCTATGACTCGTTCAGGATTGATGAACTTCGCTCGTGGCATACCGATTGTTGGTGGTGATATTGTTCAAGCTGCAGAAGGCATGGGCCAACGCAGACAAGCAATGGACGTTGTTCGTCAATATGTTGCTCGGACTAATCAGCCATTGTTGAGTTCTGCGATTCAGGCACCTGTGCGACCTGTTGCAACTGAAGAGGTGTCTCAGTCACAATCTTCCCCAGCACTGCAAAGTCTGCTTCAATCACTGCCAGCCTCAGAACGCGATAAAATTATACAACAGGGAGCTCAATAGTGCAATGGATCCTATCACAGCTGTCGGGCTAGCAACATCCGCGTTCAACGCGATCAAGCAAGGCATAGCTGTAGGTAGAGATTTGCAGGACATGGGTGGGCAGCTTTCCCAATGGGGCAAAGCGTTCAGCGATTTTGGTTACGCAGAAAAGAAAGCGACAAACCCACCTTGGTATAAGTTTAAAGGCTCTGATCAAGAAACAGCACTAGAAATATTTGCGCAAAAGAAAAAGATGGAAAACATGCGCAAAGAAATCCAGAGCTACATAAGTTTGTATTATGGACCATCGGCTTGGGAAGAAGTTTTGCATATTGAAGCGCAAATGCGCAAGCAGCGTAAAGAAGAAATATACCGCAAAGAAGAAATGAAGCAAAAGATCATAGAGTGGATTGCTGGGATTTTGATTGTTTCAACTGCTGTTGGGATTTTAGTTCTTTTCGTATATTTCCTCGGCAGAAAACAAGGTAAGTGGTGATGTGGTTTCTTGTTTGGTTCATGTTCACTAACAGTAAACTTGAGCACTATCAGCTGAAGCAATTTTCAACAGAGCAAGATTGTAGGCAAGAGTTAGAAAAAGCCAAAGTCTTAATAACTAACAGCACAACAGTGGTGTATTGCTTTGAGGTTATACCAGAACAGTCTCGGTAAGTATGTTGTTCTAGATGACAATGGCAAGATCGTGATTATAACGCACCACAAGAAAATAGCAGAAGCATACGCAAAAAAGCAATCATCCAGCGATGACGTCAGCTAGCTCCTGCCAATCTTCGTCCGTCATATTGCCACGCTTCCCCCAAGTCATCAAATCAAGTATTTGCCCAGAGGAAGGACGATCAAAAATTTTTTTAGCCTCACGTCCATGTATCAAACCAGTATAATCTCGGCCAACACGCAGCAATATCCAACAATCACCTTTGTGTTCGTTATACTCTTTTAGCCAAAGGCATTGATTCAATTTTAAACCTGTGCTGACGCGGTTCTTTGGCCAAGTCTTGAGATACTTCAGTTCTATCCAGCCAGACTTGCCTTCCCTAATATAGTGAACATCGGGCATGCCTTTCATGACCCGATTCTCAACGCGATACATTCGCAGCTTCAACTTGTTGCGTAACAACGCCCAAAAATTACTCTCGCTCATTCTTCCTCCGTTAAGAACATTGACATTGGATCTTTGGTTACTACGTCTGCTAGGTTCTTTTTCTCCCGCAGAGCTTTTATGATTTTTGTGTCTATTGTTTTGGGTGCCTCTAGGTCAATGTAGGTGACATTGTTGGTTGTGCCGATGCGGTGGCACCTGTCTTCCGATTGAAGGCGAGTCTCTAGGTCAAAGCTGTTAGAATAGTAGATTGCATAATCTGCAGCTGTTAGAGTTAGACCGATGCCACCTGACTGGGGCTGACCGATGAAGTAACGGATGCTATCGTCCTCTTGGAAATGCTTTACGGCCATCGCCCTGTCGTCGTTAGAGATGTCGCCATGGTAAGCCACAGCTGAGTCGCCTAACATGTCCTGTATGGCTCTTAAATCGGCTTTAAATCGTGCCCATATAATTACCTTGGATTGAATGTTCGCGAGCAGCTCTTTCAGAGCTTCCATGCGTGGGTTCTTTTCATCAATCGGGACGACCTTGTCCTCTGTCGGGAACCAACCGCAAAGTATCTGTTGAAGGCGCAACATGCGGGTGATAGCCTCGGACGCTGTCAAAGTTTCGTCGCCCAACTCAGTTACGAACTCTTTGCGCAGTTGCTCATACAATTTGCGTTGCTTCGGGGACAGCTCAACATACTCACGCTGATAGATCTTCTCGGGCAAGTCAAGACAGTCTTTTTTCAACACGCGGAAAGAATGACCTTCAATGTTCTTGGTCAACTCGTCAACATTCTGGTAAGAAACAATCTGCTTGTTCTCAAAGCCTCCCATAACACAATAGCGAGCTCTGAAAGAATAAAAGCTGTCATAGCCCAAGATGTATGGATCAAGGAACTTGAACTGGCTGTAGACGTCCTCTGGACCTTTGGTCACTGGGGTGCCTGTCATGATGCGGCGATACTTGGCTTGCTTGGCGAAGTTGGTTATGGTCTTTGTGCGCTTGGCTCCTGGACGTTTGATGCGGGAGCTCTCGTCAACAACAAGAAGCACGTCATTGGCTAATAAAATGCGTTTCATCAGGTTCACAGCTTTGTCGCTGACGAATCCCTCAACATTGAACGCAAACACACGCAGAACGTCTGGCGCACCCATCGTGTCCTCGAAATATTCTTTCCACTGCTTGGTCATGCCTGCATAATAATGCACAGACTTGTATTGGCACCAGTGGGGCATGTGCTGGGGGATCTCTTTGTTCAGCCAGTTGCGGTGAACACCATTAGGCGCAATCACTACGAGGGCAGAGATTTTGCCTTGGCCGTAAAGATAGGCAGCATTGTCAATGATGACTTTTGTTTTGCCTGTGCCTTGCTCCATAAGCAGAGCGAAAGCCTCTTTGTCTCGGCTCATGTAGAATGCTTTACGTTGGTGATCAAAAGGCTGCGTCTTGAATATGAAGTCGCCTTTGTCCTCGGCTGGGAGCTCTTTTTCTTGACGCAGCTTTTCAGCCTCAATCTTGGTTTCAATGTATTCATCAAGATACTGCTGGCAGTCCTCAGCCCACTCAGCATCAGGCCAGAACTTATGGATGTGATCAATGTTTGCGCCTGTTGGGGCAAAAAGCAGATCCCTCTCAATCCACTTCTTGAATCCTGGGAGGGATGCTAGTCTCTGAATGGCTGTCCCATCTAGCTTGGTTGAAGCTAGACAGAACTTGCCGTAATCAGCCTTGCGGATCTTCATAGTCCGAACCTTTCTGCGCAGATTGGTCCAATGCCACGCTCAATACTATCGTGGCGAGTTAGTTCGCGTCCGCAGCACGCGCAGTTGCCAGTCTTGCGACCATAAGCAACAGCTGACTCAAGAGGATTAGCAGCAATCTCTTGCAGCTTGTTAATGATGCCCTCAGGAGCAGTGCGGATGCCGAACCACTTGCCTTCCTTAACTTTGCCTGCATACTCACCGTCAACCTTGACGTAAAGAGCACCAGCATTAGCACCATTGTCAGGTGCACGAGAGATCACCAGATCCTCATAGCGGAACTTAGGTGTCTTGATGGCTTCATGAGCCTTGGAGAACATGGAGATGATGTTGCTCAAGTCTAGCTCAGGAGCATTGTCGCGCTCAGTTTTACGAGCAGAAATCTTCATCAGCATCGCAACAGCAGCACCGACCTGCTTCTCGGAAAGAGATCCGCGTTGAGTGAATTGCTGAACGAGAGAAGCAGCAAAGCTATTCCAAGATGAGATTTCTTCAAGAGCCTCTATGAGTCCTGGGTTTTCCTCTTTGAATTTTTTCATGTCAAAGTAAACCTTTTTCCAGTCTCTCGCTTTGCCCCAAGCACCTCTTGGGTTTCTTGCTCTTTGAATATATTCAGCAGTGGTGATGTCCATGATCATTTCCTTTCTCAGTTGATAGCCTATTATCTCCTTTCTGCCAGAAGAAAGCAACAATTATCTTTGAAGAAAGCAAACTTTGTTTCCTTATATATCAATTGCTTACAGGTCTTAGCCTTGGACGAGGCAAAGAAATGTCTTTGCGCTTCCAGTCTTTTTTGTTTATATCACCATTGTAAAACATATGATCGCCGATGCGCCCGACGAACTCAAAATGCTTAGCCCAGTATGGTTTCACCTCAATAGCGTGATAAAAGGTTGCGCCATGATCAAGAACCTCACCTCTGAGAGCCATGTTGGCGATGTCCTTGGCGGTTGACCATGCAGCGATCTCCTTGGGTCGCTCAGGCTTTCCGTCGCAATAAAAGCTGAACTGGCAATCATATTTCTTTGGACCAGTGTCTTGCTTCACGACCTCGCAAACTGTTCCTGGAAAGTCAGGACTCTTTACACGATTGATCACGACCTCTGCGACTGCGAGCTGTCCGTCTAGGTGCTCGCCACGAGCCTCGTAGTAAACTGCCATGGCTAGGCATGTTGCTGCAGTTATCATCATTGTTCCTCCTCCTCATCTTCGTCGGCCTCTACTTCGCCGTATCCACCGCAATCTTCGCAAGTGTCCATGTATCCTTCAAGATAGCCGCCATTGACATAGTCAATGACAGCTCTTGTATATTCTCTGCGACCTTCACCGTCGCACTCTGGGCAAGGCTTCATCATGCTGATGCCGCCATCTTCTCGAACAGCCATGGTTCGTTGACAGTCTCAAACTTAGGGTTCTCGACTTCGTAATATGCGTGGGCGAGTTTTTTGGCGTGCTTGGTTGATTCCATAGCAATCCACTCGCGGTGCTGGTTGTCGATTGTTGTGCGGTCGCGTGTGTCGATGACTAGCACATGCTTGGTGATCTGGACAATGTAAACTTTTCCGTCCTCAAGAGTCGGCAGGAAGTTTGCGAGCTTGGTGCGCTTTTCAAGTTTCTTCCACTTGCCTTTGATGCCGAGCTTTTTGCAAGCTGCGGCGATGTTGGCATTGCTGACGCCTTTGCAGTGACGCTTGCCACGGATCAGCTTAAGAGTCTGATATGCACGCTCATAGCTAGTGCCAGCAACAGTGGCAACAGAATATGGGCCACACCATGTAATACGTTGGTTGCCGATCCAGTCGGTGATCTCGCGGTGGTTGGGTTTGAACTTGTCCATAATCATTTCCTTTCTCAGTTGATAAGTTAGTATCGCTCTTTCTGGCAGAAAAGGCAACAACTAAATTTGAATAAAGTGATTTTTGTTTTCAATAAAAACAAGGAGTTACTCAAGCTTACGCCACTTGTCAACGTAAATCTTTCTGAATCCAGCACGAAGCGTCCCTTTGACCAAGTACCAATCTCCTAACCTTCCGTCCTCTACGATTGGCTTGCCCATGCGTGAATACTTAAACCTATCAATGGTGCATATGATTGGACCAGTGTCATCCTCAAAAGTGCAGTTGAGCCATAGGTTGTTGTTCTCAACTCTGCGACCCCCACGCTTGGCAAGGTTGACTGTCTCGTTCATGTCCCGCAAGTTTTTCTCTTTCAGCTTCCCGAAGAACACGAATGTTCCTGGACGGTCTGCGTCAAGATCAACAATGTCCGTAATCGGTGTTACAATGTTGTAGGAGGCGGGATCAGCCTTAATATGGCCGAACCTACGTTCGCACTCAAATATGTCGTCGTAGGGTGTTTCTCCGTTGTCTAGGAGCTTTTCTTGACGTGGGGTGAGTATTTGCCCCCACTCACGTCTCTTTTCAATGTCCTCGGCCATCTTTGGGCCAATGCCTTTGATGCCGATCAAACCACCGATCAGCTCACCATCTTGCACCGACCAGTTGGCCTTTGACTTAAACTTGTCGAATGGCTTGTAGCCCAAGCCTTCCTTCACGACCTCACGCAACAATCGCACAGCTTGTTCGTCGTCCTTCACATTGCGTAGGCAAGCAGCAGCGAACTCAAGCGGAAACTTGCTCTTCAAAACGCAGCACCAATAACTGAGCAATCCGTAGGCAATGGCGTGTGAGCGGTTGAACGCCCATGAGCCCATTGTGTTGATGTTGTCCCAGATGCGCTGTGCCTGATCTTCTTCAATACCATTCTCAGCTGCACCAACCTTGAACCTTTCCCAGAAGGTGTCAAAATACTCTTTACCGAAAGACTTACTCATTGCCTTGCGGAGCGTTGACACATCTTCCCAACTCAGCTTGCCAACATCACGAGCGATCGTCATAACCTGCTCCTGATAAACAACGACCCCATTGGTCACTTTGGTTATCTCTTCAGTCAGCGGATGCAGGAACTCAACTGGGGCTGCACCTGTGTGGCGTTTGATATATTCGGTTGTGCCGCCAGAGTTAAGTGGACCAGGACGAGCCAAAGCAGTGATCGCCGCAATGTCCTCAAACTTGTGCACTTTCATCTGCCGAGTCACTGATTGCAGAGCATAACCTTCAAACTGAAAGATGCCTGCATACTTTTCGTCGTTCAGGACTTTGAATGCGTTTTCATCTTCCAGTGGGTATTTGATAAGCTGATCTCGCGTCCAACCGACCTGATCAAGAATGTCTTGAAGCACTGACAGCGTCCGCAACCCCAAAGCATCAATCTTCAGCAGATTAAGATCCTCAGCATCCTTTTTATCAATCTGGGCTGCACCTGTCTGGCCTGAAACAGAACAATATCGGCTAACAGGATACTCAGTCACCAAGATCCCAGCAGCGTGCACTCCGTTGTGGCGTGCGTGGTTTTCCATGTCTGCGGCAACTTTGATCTGGGGATATTTCTCAAGAACCTGCCGACCAACGTCCAGTTCGTTGAAGGTGTCAAGAATACAAAACGCTGCACGTGAGTCGCCAGAGCTGCGTTCAATGATTGCGCCTTTGAGGTCATTCACCTCCCATGCGGGGATGCCGAGCTCTTTGGCAACTTCGGCGATTGTGCTCTTGGCTTTGTAACGCGAGACTGTCCCGAGGTGCGCAACCTTTTCTGCGCCATACTTTTGCCGCAAGTATTCAAACACCATCTCTCTGCGGTCATCCTGAAAGTCAATATCAATATCAGGCAAGTCCTCACGAGTGATGTCAATGAATCGCTCAAACAGCAAGTCATGCTCAATCGGGTCGATGTCAGTTATGCCAGTGAGGTAGCAAACTAATGATCCCGCAGACGAACCTCGTGCTGGGCCAACGAGCATATGTTGCTTGGCGTAGTTGATCATGTCAGCGATGACGAAAAAATAATCTTCAAACTGCTTGTCAGCAATCAGGTCAAGCTCCCTCTTCAGCCTCGCCTCATACACTGGGTCAGTTAAATCAATGTCACGCGGTGGTGCACCTTCTTCGCAGAGTTGGCGCAAAGTCTTGGGGCTGTGGAATGAAACCATCTGCGCTGTAGGCAGGTTAGCATCGCAAAGATCGGCTATTGCGTAGGTGTTGTCAATTGCTTCTTGGGGTGCCCATGGCAGTGCTGCCTTCCACTCCCACTCATTTAATATATGCATTGGGGCTGTGCGGTCGGTGCGGTTGCGCCCGACGAGAACCTCATATGCCTTGCGGTCACCAACACGCGGATAAAAGTTGTCGGAAGTTGCTACGACCTTGAAGCCTTTTTCTTGAGCCCACTTCAAAGCCTTGGGCGAACTCATTGGATTCAGCTCAATGTAAAGATCGTCTTTTTTGGTCAAAGGCAACAATCCCCAATCAGGGTGAGTTCCGCTCAATATTATTACATTATCGCTGACATCAAACAAGTCAGTGTAGCTGAGTCGTGGGAAGTAGTAGAACCTTTCTTTGGAGGTGCTTTTTGTCACGAGCTCATATATCTCAGTCAGACCCGAATCATTCTTGGCTATGAATGTCATTGGGTTGTCGGGTTGCTTGGTTCGTTCTTCTGCGTCTGCGACGACTGATATCTCAACCCCGAACAGAGGCTTCACTTCAGCCTTTTTGCAGGCTTTTGAGAATGCGACGTGACCCCATGTGCCTGTGTCGCATATTCCTACCACCTTACTGTTCGCAGTTTCAAGAACCTTGCTGATTGGCCCATAGGCTTTGCGGAATGAATATTCGGATCTGACTTTTATGTTTAGCATGCTATATCACATTTGTTAGGATTATGACGACTATTGCGCCGATGATTGAACCTATGATTGATGGATCCATCAGATATGCCCCTCCTTTCTATACCATTCAACGATGCGCACAGTTGCCTCAACGTCATTGATTGAGCGGTGTGCGCCATCGATTTTTGTTCCGAACAGCTCCTCGTGGATGTCGCCGAGCTTGCGCATTTTGCCCCAAACTCTTTGCCCCACCTCAACTGTGCAGATGTGTTGCGGAGGCCATGGGAACTTAGTGACCCTGTCAAGCCTCTCCAATTCAAACTTTAATATCTTGCGGTCAAAAGGCAAGTTGTGCGCGACAATAGATTTCTGCCCCAAGAAAAAATCACACAGCTGTTCAGTGTAAGCCACAAAAGGCTTTTCATCCTTCAACATGTCGTCGGTGATGTTGGTGATCTTTATAATCTGTGGGTCAAGCAGATGCCCAGGATTGCAAAAGAACTCAAGCCTGTCAACTTCCTCAAGAGTTTCGTCGTCCAGCTTCAATGCACCGAACTCAATGATCTTGGGTTGGATGTCTAGGTCAGAACCTTCCGCTTTGGGCAGACCTGTTGTTTCTAAGTCAAACACAATCATTTCTTCACTCCGCTGTCTAGCGACTCAAGCATGAATGCATAAACACCTAAGTCATGAACAGAGTCTTGATGGACTCTGGGCCAACCTTGGGCATAGCGTGTCAGCTTCGCAACAATCATATTAACAACACCAAACCTATTCCAGTCTTCAACACTGTTCAACTTGATCCCATCAGGAAACAAAGCTGTCATAACCTCGCCATGTTGAAGGTAATTGTCGCCATAGGTTTTATTGCGCTCACGGAAAGTGTTGAGAGCAGCTTCCATG